AATGTTCGGATATTCCACTGCATACAAGCTGTATACGCCATGTATAAAGGCTGTATAATAGCTGTATATTGACTGTATAATGTGCATGTTTATACGCATATTTCCTATGCATGTACTTATGGTGTACACATGTTCCCTATGGTGTACAAATCTAAGCAATATCTATTCGCTAAATTTTAGCATTTAACGCAAAGATATGGCAATATGGCGTGATCTGGTATTGAATACTAAGTCACCCCAGGGGGAATACCATGTTCGGGAATTTCGGGCCGGGTTAGTCCCCCGCTGCGCCCGAAAGAAAAAAATCGAATAATCACCGCCCATGCAAGTTTGCGCAAAATGGTTTATAAACAGTTATCCCGATTACTTCACCTGCGTGGTTAATGTAAATGCAGGAAGGCGGTGAACGTATGGGAAGGCGAGAATCAATACCGACATGGGTAAAAGAGGCAAAATACGAGTTCTGTGCGGTATGTGGCAGCACTGAAAACTTGCAATACCACCATTGGCGACCATATAACGGCCATAACACAGTGCCGGAGAACATTATTGTGCTATGCGGCAAGCACCATGACGAACTGCATGAGATCAAGAAATCAGGGGAAATACGGCATAACTATCTTGTGAAGCAAGGAATAGCCAAAGCGCAAGAACGTGGAATCCACGTTGGCAGAAATCCTACCGACTACGAAAAAACGATGCGTTTGATAGCAGAGAATAGCACACAGTTCAACAAAGAAAGTCTGACCACCGAGAAAGAAATCATGGAAATGGCTGATGTGAAACCCGTATGCTACGCAAAGTGCAAGAGGATGTTATTATCGGCCATGCAAGAAGAAGTCTGGCCGTATGACTGGAAAAAGCCAGTCCAAGTGAGGAATAGGCCAGAATACGAACACAAGCTGAAAAGAATACGGGGCGACGCGGTGTAAGTGCCGCCCTATTCTTTGGCAAAAACAGTTACAAAACGGATATTTCAAACGGTTACATAGGGCTTCGAAATTTTTTTTTGCCTTATAATAAAAAAAAAAAAAATAAAAAATCAAATCATGAATGGGGGGATAGAATCCCCCCCCATTCATTGATTTTTTCGAGTATTTCAGAGAATTTAAAAAAAATCCAAGGAACGAATTGCACTTGAAATAATTGTGCACAACTGATATACTTGATGCAGGAGGATATGAACATGGACGCGAAGAAGTTGGTTGAAAAACTGGCGGCGCAGATAGAGCGTGAGCCGTACAGCTACAGGGGCTACGAGGGGCATTACAGCGCGTGTAAGCTGCTGATGAAGGATTCGGTGGCCGAAGGTGTGGACGGGCTTGTATGGCTGTCTGAGCGGATTACAGAGGCAATGCCCACGATGGCTGTTGTGAACAGGGGCGAAATGGGCGCATTGTACGGGCTGCACAAGGAAGTATTGTTAGCGGCAGCGCCGTATGACTTTGATTCGTATTTGCAGTATGTGGAATGGGGAAGGGAACCGAGCAAGAAGTTTTATATACCCAGGCGCAAGCAGTTGAAAGTGGTAGTGGACGCATTGCAGGACTTGACGGATGACAAGCTGGACTTGTTGGCAATTTCGATGCCGCCTGGAACGGGCAAGAGTACGCTTGCGATATTTTACCTGACGTGGTTGGCGGGTAAATATCCTGATGAGCCGATATTGACGGGCAGTCACAGCAATTCGTGGGTACGTGGTGCGTATGACGAATGTCTGAGGATTATGGACGTAAAGGGCGAATACCTGTGGCACGACGTATTTCCCGACGTTCAACTGTCAAGCACGAACGCGAAAGACTGTAGAATAGACCTTGGCAAGCGGAAAAGATTTGAGACATTGCAGTTTACGTCTATCGGGACAGGAAATGCCGGTTTGTACAGGGCAATGCAGCTTTTGTACTGCGATGACCTTGTAAGCGGCATTGAGGTGGCCATGTCGCGGGAACGGTTGGACAAGCTGTGGGAGATATACAACACGGACTTGCGGCAGAGGAAGATCGGACGGTGTAAGGAACTGCATATCTCAACCCGTTGGTCGCGGCTGGATATTGTGGGTAGGCTCGAAGAAGAATATGGCGAAAGTGAACGTGCCAGATTCATTGTCATGCCAGCGCTGGATGAAGATGACGAAAGTAATTTCGATTACCCCTATGAAGTAGGTTTTACAACGCAATTCTATCACGAACAACGCGAAATCATGGAGGACGCGAATTGGAGAGCGTTGTACATGGGGGAGCCTATCGAAAGAACCGGGCTTCTCTATCCGGCAGATGAATTACGAAGGTATTTTGAATTGCCGGATGACGAACCTGATGCAATCATAGCGGCTTGCGATCCGAAGGACAAAGGTTCTGACTACTGCGTTATGCCAATCGCTTATCAATACGGCCCTGATTTTTATATCCATGCCGTGATATGCGATAACAGTAGCCCGAATGTTGTAGAGCCAAGGTTGGCAAACGCGCTTGTGGAGCATCGTGTTCAGTTAGCAAGGTTTGAAAGCAATCAGGCCGGTGGGCGCGTTGCTGAAAAGGTGCAACAGATGGTCAAAGATCAGGGTGGACGCGCCAAGCTGACCACCAAATACACTACGGCGAACAAGGAGACAAAGATTTTGGTCAATTCGCCGTTTTGCTTGAAGAACTTTCTGTTCAAGGATGATTCGGTATACAAGGGAGATCGTGAGTACAAGCGGTTCATGCAGTTTGTGACGGGGTACACCTTGGGCGGCAAAAACAAGTATGATGACACGGTGGATGCCCTTGCCATGCTTGCGGAGTTCATACAATCGTTTGCAATGAATCGTGTGGAGATCGTGAAGAGGCCGTTCTAAAACCGAACATTACAGTGTGATATTGCGTCTAATGTTCGGAATATACCGAACGTTCTTTGGGAAAATGATGTTTTGTCAAGCAAAAACGCTTGACAAATTACCCGTTTTATGGTAGTATACGCTTAGAGAGGACTATGGAGGCGCGTATGCTGACTGAGAAAGAGGTTGCGGCCATCAATGAATGGCTGGCGAAGGGCTTTGAGGTAGAGATTTACCGCAAGCCTGACGGAACGCTGAACATCAAGACCGTTCGGAAGAAGCGGCTGGTGATTGAATAATACTTGCTGCGTCATGTTGTGGAACGATGAGTTCTGCTAAGCGATGGTGTAGGACTTCGTATTACGCGGCGATAAACCCCACGCTGAAAGGTCAGCGGGGAAGTGGAGAAGGCTCCAATGTGCAAATAACGCACGTTGGGGCCTTTTGATTTTTGGATTCGGAGGTGATAGCGCATGGACAATGATGGAAACGCCGTGATGAAGGTTATTTCCAATGACCTGTTCGGGCGACTGGACATCTATGCGTCCTCCGACAACATCACCCGCGAAAACGTGGTTTCTGAATTGAACACGGCGCTGCCGTATCACGTTCAGAACCTTCTGCAAGAGGATTTCCTGTACTGGTATCGGCGCAACGTGCAACCTATACTGAACCGGCATAAGGAAGTCCGGCCTGAAATCCTGAACATTGTGCAGGAAAACCACGCGGAGGAAATTGTTGCGTTTAAGAACGGCTATTTCCTGACACAGCCCGCGTTCTATACGGCGCGGCGCGAGGGCGTTCAGGGCAAGGTGGACAAGCTGAACGAGTTCCTTTACCGAAGCTACAAGCAAGTGGCTGACGATAAGGTGGTCAACTGGTTCCACACAGTCGGCAAGGGCGTTCTGTACGTGGAGCCGGACAGGGACAATGACCCTGATACCCCGATTCACTGTTACGCCTTAGACCCGCGATCCGCTTTCGTGGTGTATTCGCTGCGACCCGGCAACGAGCCTGTCATGGGTGTGAACATGGTTGTCGTGGATGATGTGGCAAAGTTCGACGTGTTCACGAAGGATAGCGTGTATCACCTGACGGGCGGTGCAACCGGGCGGCTGATGACTTCACAGGTGAACAGTGACTTCCTGGCGACGGCTGTCTCTGTGGAGAGCGTGGAGCCGAACGCGCTTGGGATGATCCCCATTATCGAATACCGCTACAACAGCGTGAACATGGGCGCGTTTGAAGCGGTGCTGCCCCTATTGGACGAGATCAACAACATCCAGTCGAACCGGGCAGATGGCATAGAGCAGTTCATACAAAGCCTGTTGGTTCTGGTGAACTGCGAACTTCCGGAGGGTAAGTCCTCCCGTGACGTTCGTGACAAGGGCCTGATTGAACTGAAATCCATCGGTGAAAACAAGGCCGAGTTGAAGATTTTCTCCGAGCAGCTTGACCAGACGCAGACACAGGTGTTGGTGGACAACCTGTATGAACAGGTGTTGCGGATATGCGCTATGCCGAGTTCCACCAAGGGCGGGACATCTACCTCGGACACGGGAGCCGCAGTTTTGGCCCGTGACGGATGGTATCAGGCCGATTGTGCCGCCCGCAACTGTGGTGACCTGTTCAAAGAGAGCAACAAGCAGTTTGACAGGATACTGGTCAAGATTTTGCAGCAGCGCGGACTGTTGGACATCGACCTGAACGACTTTGAACTGAACCTGGTGCGGAATGAAACCGCGAACATCCAGAGCAAAGCCCAGGCGTTTAATACGATGCTGGCAAGCGGTCTGCATCCTGAATTGGCGGCGTACAAGTCGGGCATCTCCAATGACCCCGTGGCCGATATGAAGATGAGCGACAAATACCTGAAAATGGTGTGGGGAAATCCCGATCAGGTTGACAAGGTTGAGCAGCAGACCAACGGGCAGGGCGAAGCGGAGATCATCGAACGGGACAGTGACAACGGCGAGAATGAAACGGGTGGTTCCGTATGACGATTCTCCCGATGGACGAGATCAATGCCCTTGAAGAAAAGCTGAAACCTCATTTTGAGGATGACGGCAATGGCAGGATCAAGTCAAGGCAGGACGCAGAGGACATCATAGACGAGTTGTTAGACCTGTTTCTGTTGTCATACGCAATGGGCGTTGACAGTGTAAATGAAATCGCCCCGAGGCTGTATGAGCCGACAACGGATGACATAGAATCCACGGTCTATGAGAAGATCAAAGACCGCACATGGGAAGAACGTGTTTGGGATTATTACGAAAATGGCGGCGACATTGACCGAATAATGGATATTGCGCGAACCGAAGCGCACAGGGACGCAAACGCCGCCGCCTACAACGCGGCAGAGAAAACGGGCGCGATACGCAGTAGATGGAACTGCATGATGTTACCTACTTCGCGTGATACGCATGTTTATCTGAATGGCGTCACCGCTCCGATTGGCGGGTATTACTACTCTTACATGGGTGGACAGACGAAATACCCCGGACAATGGGGAATTGCAGAAGAAGATTGTGGGTGTCTTTGTTGGCTGACCTTTGAATGGTGAGCATGACATAGAAGCGCGAGGGAACGCGCTATATAAGTTTCGCGGACGGGAGACAACCCGTAAAAACAGAAAACAGCGCGGATGAAAACCGCCTAACAAACGGAGGGTAAGAACGTGGAAGAAAATACTGTTGTCACGAACGAACAGACTGTTGTTAAACAGACTGAAACCGAAAAGACCGAACCTGTCAAAGCTGAAAAGCCTGTTAATGCCGAGGTCGATAAGCTGAAAGCTGCGTTGTCCAAGGCAAACAGTGAAGCCGCCGAATACAAGCGGCAACTGCGCGAAAAACAGAGCGCTTCCGAACGTGAAGCCGCTGAACGCGCTGAACAGGAAAAGTCCATGCGGGAAGAACTGGAAACGCTGCGCAAGGAAAAGCGTGTCAGCGACTACACGGCCAAATGTGTTGCGTTGAACATGGACGCTGAACTTGCGGCACAGACCGCGAACGCGCTTGCGGACGGCAACATGGATTCCGTGTTCGATTGCCTGAAAGCGTTTGTTGAGGCGACTACGACCCGCCTGAACAACGAAGCACTGAACCGTCAGCCGGGACTTTCGGCTGGCATACCGCCCACGACTAATAGCACCGTGGACAAGGATTATGAGAACATGCGCCGATGGATGGGCGCACCTTCCCGACGATAAAACAACGAAAGGATGATTGAGTATGGCGACTACTGTCACCGCCCCCGTGGCTAATACGATTGGCCTTGCGTCCAAGTATCTTCCGATTCTGGACGAAATTTACAAGTATGGCTCCATGAGTTCCCTGCTGGACACCGCGAACGAGCGCGTCCGCTGGATCGGCGCTAAGACCGCCAACATCTTCACCATCGACCCTGTTGGCATGGGCAACTACAGCCGTAACGCCGGTTTCGTTCCCGGCGACGTGAACGGCTCTTGGGTTCCCTACACCATCGAGGTTGACCGTGGGCGCAGCTACATGGTTGACGTGATGGACAACGACGAGTCCGTAGGCATGGCCTTTGGCTCCCTGGTGGGCGAAACCGAGCGCACCGAGGTCGTTCCCGAACTGGACGCCTACCGCTTCGCTAAGTACGCTGGCGCCGCTGATGCTTCCCAGAAGATCACTGGCACTCTGGCGACTGGCGCTGCGACTGTGGCTGCGATTCAGACCGCCGAGGCGGCTCTGGATGATGCCGAGGTTCCCTATGAGGGCCGTATTCTGTTCGTGTCTCCCGGCACGTACAAGAACCTGAAGGACGGCATTACCCGCTTCACCGAGAACGGCGATCCGAACGTCAATGGTCGGGTTGAGATGTACGATGATATGCGTATCATCCGCGTCCCCGCCGGTCGGTTCAATACCGCCGTGACCCTGAACGCTCCCACCACTTCCTCTGCTGTGGGCGGCTACACCACCTCTGGTCAGGCGATCAACTTCATGATCATTCATCCGAGCGCTACGCTCCAGGTCGTGAAGCACGTCGTGCCTCGCGTGTTCAGCCCCCAGGTGAATCAGGAGGCCGATGCGTGGAAGTTCGACTACCGCATCTATCACGACTGCTGGGTGCTGAACAACAAGAAGAAGGGCATTTATGTCCACTCTGTCAGCTCTACCTAATGGCTGTTGTGCATAACCCTGACGGCTCTATCACGGTGGGTATCATCCCGGAGCCGAAGGAAGAAGCGAAGGAACCCGCCCCTGTCAAACGGGGCGGGAAAGCCGTGAAAAAGTAAGAAAGGAGTGCTGACGGATGACCACCGAGGAAAAGCTGGCAATGGTGAAAACCATCATGGGGTCTGACGCGCCCGACGATAATACCATCATGTCCTATCTGACCCTCGCCAAGACCGAGATTCTCCAATGGCGGTTCAGCTACAGCCCGGACGATATGCCCGATGACGTACCCGCCGCCTATGAGATGACGCAGGTGTACGCCGTGGTGAACGGCTTCACCCAGCGCGGTCTTGAAGGTCAGAGCGTGTCTATCGAAAACGGCATCCATCGGCACTTTGACTTTACGGACATGACCCGGTATATCAGGCAGAATGTCATTGCCTACGCAAAGGTGTGATGCGCCATGAGCAGGACATGTTTCAGAAATAAACAGCCGTTCTGGTATGCGCTGTATGCGGGAACCGTGGAGGATTACCGTGAGGATGAATACGGCAATCCACTACAGGTGGGAACCCACGCGACGTATGAGAACCCTGTTCAGATGAGCGCGAACATCTCCCCTGCGAAGGGCAGCGTCATTGCAAGGCAGTTTGGCGACGATGACCAGTATGACAAGGTGATTGTCACGGGCGATAGGGACACCCCGATTGACGAATACGCGGTGTTGTGGATCGACGTGGAACCCGAACTCGACGAAAGCGGCGCACTGAAAGTCAACGCTAACGGCGAGATCGTAACCCCGTGGGACTACATCGTGCGAAAGGTCGGGCGCGGGTTGCCGAACTTCGGCAGCACTGTGATAGGCATAAGCAAGGTGACTGTTGCATGAGCCGGACGATAACCATTGACATCTTCAATCCTGCAAGCATCGACGCGGCGGTGAAGGAGATTCGGGACTATGCCGATTGGGTGAAGCGCAAGACGGATGAATTGCGGGAGCGCGTGGCCTATTTCATAGCCAAGGATGCAAGCGCGGTGTTCAATACCGCCGTAGCGGATGACCTGATTGGCGAAGGTGCTGTCATTGGCAGCGTGAACGTGGTTGTCGAGGATAACGGCAACATGACGCTGGTGATAGCCAACGGCGAGGACGCTGTGTTCATGGAGTTCGGCGCTGGTGTGTATTACAACGGCGGCGTCGGAAGTTCCCCTAACCCATTGGGCGCTGCGTTGGGATATACCATTGGCAGCTATGGCAAGGGAAACGGCGCAAAGGCCGTTTGGGGCTTCAAGGGCGATGACGGCGCATTGCACCTGACCCACGGTGTGCCCGCCTCCATGCCCCTTTACAGGGCCTTACAGAGCGTTGTGAACGACATTGAGCAGATAGCGCGGGAGGTGTTCAGTTCGTGATTGACATTGAATCTCAGGTCTTTACGACTGTGGCAACCGCACTGCGCACCGAATACGGCGCAAGCAACATCTATGTCGCCCCCGAATACGTCAGCCAGCCGCCAAGGTTCCCCGCTGTGTTTGTTGTGGAGCAGGACAACACCGTTCATCTGCACGGACGGGACAGCGCAACCATAGAGAACTTTGCAGATGTGATGTACCAGGTAGATGTTTTCAGCAACAAGAACGCGGGGAAGAAGGTTCAGGCGAAAGAAATCATTGCGCTGGTAGATGACCAACTTGCGCAGATGGGCTTTTCCCGGACGTTCCTGAACCCCGTACAGAACATGAACGACGCGACGATCTACCGCATGACAGCCCGGTATCAGGCTGTTGTGGGGAAAGACCAAACTATATACAGGAGGTAATGAGACATGGCGATTTCTACCTATCAGTCCTACTTTATGAATGGCACTGGCACCGGCACCGGCACCCTGACGTGGGCGAAGCTGTTCGACTTCAAGACCGACCCTGATCTCGGCGCTGCCCCGGAGCAGCTTGAAACGACTACACAGAGCGACCCCGCCCATACCTATATCCCCGGCTTGGAGGCCAACGAGCAGAAGAACTACACCCTGAACTACGATTCCACCCTGTTCGACACCATCAAGGCCCTGAAGGGGCAGGAGTTGAATGTTGCCGAGTGGTTCGGTGCGGATTCCTCCGGCGCTCCCGATGGTCACAACGGCAAGTTCACCGGCAAGGGCTACCTGGACGTATACGTCAACGGTGGCGACGCGAACACCGTTCGCAACATGACGGTGGTGCTGACCATGAGCCAGCTTTTCGTGAAGGAGACTACCTAATAACAGTTTCATATGGGCGGGGGCGTTCCTTCCCGCCCCTTTTTTAAAAATAACGGTTTAAGGAGAATAAGATCATGTCTGACATCAAAGAAGCGAATTGCATCACTTTCGATTACAAGGGCAACCATTACTGCCTGGAATACACCCGCGAATCCGTCAAGCGCATGGAAGCCGCTGGTTTCAAGCCCGGTGAAAGCGGCAGCACTCCCCTGATCGAACTGGACATGCTGTGGGCGGGGGCGTTCTACAAGAACCACCGCAAGACCAGCAGCCGTGTCATTGAGGAAATCCTTGACGCGATGAACGACAAGGAAAAGCTGCTGGATACCCTGCGGCGCATGGTTTCGGAAACCTACAATTCGCTGATCGAGGACAAGGGTGACGAGGGAAACGGGATCAGCTGGACGGCGACCCTGTAAAGGAACCGTCCGAACCGATAACGATTACTGAGTTCTTCATGAGGATGTTCCCATTGTACATGGCAATGGGAATGTCCTACGAGGAATACTGGCAAGGCCCCGCATGGTTGGCGAAAGCCTACCGTGAAGCGTTTGAGATTAGACGCAAGCATGAGGAATGGGCGCGTTGGCGGCAAGGTGCGTATGTGTTCAGCGCCATCATGTGCGCCGCGCCGGTTATCAAGCCGTTCGTGAAGGATGCGAAACCGGGGCATTACCCGGACGAGCCTTGGCCGATTACAGAGGCAGAGGCGCGGGAACAGGAAGAACGGCGGGAGAAAGAAAACTATGAACGCTACTTGGCGAAGATGAACGCGGACAGTGAACGGGAACTGAAACGACGCAGAGAAGCCACGAAGAAGCAGGAGGTGAACGGCAATGGCGACGATTGACAATCTTGAAATACAGGTCACGGCGAGTGCCGAAAGTGCTGCAAGTGCGCTTGACCGCCTTGCTTCTTCGGCTGGCGGTTTGCGCGGTGCTGCTACCAGGGCTGGTGGCGGCTTGCGGGACTTGTCCGCTGGCGCGAAGGACGCGGGAACAGCGACGCAGGAAGCAGGACAACAGGCGGGCAATGCAGAGAAGCATACCCGCAATTTTGGGCGTGCTTCCGAGGAAGCAGGTAAAGCTGCGAAGCGGGGGACGGCTGGCATCTCAGGTTTTTGGCAAGCGTTGAAGCGCGTTGCCTATTATCGGTTCATTAGGACAATCATCAAAGAGATTACAACCGCGTTCAAAGAAGGGTTCAGCGCGGTTTATGATTGGAGCAAATCAACCGGCGGCAGCTTTGCTAAAAATATTGACAGCATAAAATCCTCCGTGAATCTGTTAAAGGGTTCATTGGGGGCTTTGGCTGTGCCGTTGATTGATTCACTGACACCGGCAATCAATGGCGTTATCAATGTATTGATTACAATGATAAACGCATTCAATATAGCCATTGCCGCCATAAACGGACAGGACACATATACAATGGCCGTCAGAGGCGCAAATGCGGTTGCAAACAGCGTCAATGCCGTTGCAAACGGACTTGGCAATGTAGCGAGTAATGCCGAGGATGCAAGCAAGGCAATGCGGACAATCCTTGGCTTTGACGAAATCAATAAGCTGCAAAAGGTTACAGACGGCTCTGGTAGCGGCTCTGGTAGTGGCTCTGATAGCGGCTCTGGTAGCGGTTCTGGCGGTATTGAAGGTATCACTTTTGTTGAAAAACCGCTTGAAGGCATTTGGAAGAAAATATCAGACATCACAGAGGGGATGCCTGACTGGTTGAAATGGCTACTCACAGGAACCGCGCTTGTGGGTGGTTTCAAACTGATTTCCTGGCTGATCGACAAGATCAAAGATTTTCTTGGCAGTTTGGTCAATTTCAACATTCCCGATTGGTTCAAATGGCTGTTTGGGCCGAAAGGTGAGGGTGATACAGACCTTCCTGACGGCAAAATCAAAGTCGATATTGAAAAGGGCGATTGGAGCGCACTTGATGACATCCCAAGCAAAAAGACTTTGACGTTGAAAGTCGGCGTAAAAATGGATGGTTGGATTGGCGACCAGCCCCAACAGGCTGCATTATCCGTCAATGGCTTATCCGCCATTAACAACCAATTAGAACAGATGGTCGATAATTGGGATGATTTGGCATGGGAAGTTGCGCAGATGCCGAGCGGAACAATTATTGATCGGACGTTGAGCGTTGCGGTAAAGCGCTCTACAAATTGGGATGAAACCGCATGGGATGTCGCAAATTGGGAAGATGGTAAAGTTATAAATGTCTCTGCTGCTGTCGCCTTGGTGAAGTCATGGAAGGGCACAGTATTGGCGGCACTGGGGTTGAATGATCTGTCTGCGACAATCTCTATGGCAATGGTGAAGTCGTGGAAGAATACAGCGTTGGAATGGTTGGGACTTGATAGCCTGTCCGCGACAATTTCTATAGCGATGGTGAAGTCGTGGAAGAATACAGCGTTGGAATGGTTGGGACTTGATAGCCTGTCCGCGACAATTTCTATAGCGATGGTGAAGTCGTGGAAGGTCAAGGCACTGGAATGGTTGGGCCTTGACAATCTTTCCGCGACAATCTCTATGGCAATGGTGAAGTCGTGGAAGAATACAGCGTTGGAATGGTTGGGACTTGATAGCCTGTCCGCGACAATTTCTATAGCGATGGTGAAGTCGTGGAAGGTCAAGGCTTTGGAGTGGCTTGGCCTTGATAACTTGTCCGCGACAATCTCTATTTCGATGGACAAGACATGGTTGGTATTGCCATTGGTATGGCTTGGCCTTGATAACCTTTCCGCGACAATCTCTATGGCAATGGAGAAGTCGTGGAAAGCCGCTCCATTGGCGTGGCTTGGGCTTGATAATTTGTCTGCGACAGCGACTATAATGTTGGGAACGAACGTCACTGCCGATGGACTTTTTACCTTGTTCCAAACTGCTTGGGGAACGCGGACATTAAAGGTCAACATTGAATATGCTGAACCGAGTGACGGTTTTGGCGGTGCAACTGGCGGCGGCGGTTCTACAAGCGGCGGCGGGGCCGGAAGGACGCAGACGATACAAGTTCCGGTTGAACCTCAAACTACAGTTGACGGTAAATCGTTCTGGGATCGTCTCAAAGAAGCTATTGGCGCAACTGGAAATGCTATAGATAAAGGGCTTGATGTTGTTGTACGGCCCGCGCTTAATGCGGCTGGTGATAAAATCACTGATTTAAAGCAATGGTTGTTTGGGAATGGCTCAAACAATGGCACTGATTCATCAAGTATTACGGTGTCAGTGTCTATGGCGAAAACATGGCAAAATGCTGCAAGTGAATGGCTTGGATTGCCATTGAATAGCCAAACAATCACATACAGCCTTGCGAAAAGTTGGAAAACTACAGCAACAGCATGGTTAGGATTGCCTGATAACGCTCAGACAATCACATACAGCCTTGCAAAGAGTTGGGAGAATACGGCAAAGGCTTGGCTGGGATTGCCTGATAACACTCAGACAATTACGTACAGCCTTGCGAAAGGATGGAAAAAGGTTACTGCAAGTCATTGGTTAGGGTTGCCAAATAATAGTCAGACAATCACATACAGTCTTAAGAAAGGATGGAAAAAGGTTACTGCAAGTCATTGGTTAGGGTTGCCAAATAATAGTCAGACAATCACATACAGTCTTAAGAAAGGATGGAAAAAGGTTACTGCAAGTCATTGGTTAGGGTTGCCAAATAATAGTCAGACAATCACATATAGTCTTAAGAAAGGATGGAAAAAGGTTACTGCAAGTCATTGGTTAGGACTACCTCTGAACACTCAGAAAATTACTTACAGCCTTTCAAAGAGTTGGAAAAACAAAGCAAGGGATTGGTTAGGATTGCCTGACAACAGTCAAAAAATAACATATAGTCTTAAAAAGAGTTGGAAAAATTCAGCAAAAGACTGGCTTGGGTTGCCAAATAATAGTCAGACAATTACCTATTATTTGAAAAAAGGCTGGTCTGATTCGGCTATATCCGCGTTGGGATTAAGCAACCTGACTGCTAACGTAAAAGTGAAACTTGTCAAGGGTAGTCCAAACAAGATCGAAGTATCCAAAGACGGGGATACAAAATGGGAACTGTCCGTCAGGAAACTCGGTGGTGTACTTGCAAATGGCATTTGGAAAAACTTGCCGCAATATGCAAACGGCACAACCAATGCTCACGGCAGCATGTTCCTTGCAGGGGAAGCGGGGCCGGAACTGGTTGGACATCTTGGCGGCAGGACGGAAGTCCTCAATCAGAGCCAGCTTGCAGCGACGATGTTCAGCGCTGTGCGGGCAGCTATGGGCGGCGTGAAGATCGCGGCGACCATGTTTGACGGCGGCGACAACGGCGAATCCGACTACGAAACCATGTACCGTGCCATGTACGACGCCTTCACCGACGCCATGACGGGTAGCAACGAGCGGGACAAGGAGAAGGTGGCCCTGATGCGGCAGATTGCGGCGAAGGAGTTCACGGCAGAGGTTACGGCGGCCAGTGTGAACCGGGCGCAGACCAGGATGAACCGCAGGGCGGGAACGACGATTGTTCCCGTGGGAACCTGATTGGGGGTGACAGAGTATGCCTAACCAACAGTACAATCCTATCAGGACGGTGGACGGGGTAGCAATACCCTGTCCCTCCAAGTATGACTGGACGGTCAACGATATATCCGATTCGGATGCGGGACGTTGTGAAAGCGGGCTGATGCACAAAAACCGCATCGCCCGCAAGCGCAAGCTGGAATTGGAGTGGCAGAACGTGGACATTGCCACGGCCAACGCGGTGCTGACGGCCTTTGCACCGGAGTATGTGAACGTGAACTGCCTCGATCCATTGGCGAACGGGTATGTGACTAAAAAGTTTTACAGCGGCGACCAGAATGCTTCCGCATATAACGTGCGGATTGACGCATGGACGGTCAGTTTCGATATTATCGAGCAGTAAGGTGGTGATGGTATGTATCCGATAACGAACGAGGTAAAGGCTCTGTTTGAGGCGGAGCAGCGGAAGGTGCTGAGGATCACCGGCACGAACAAGAATGGGGCAGTCATCTCCATCACCGACAACGACGTGATTGCGGACAGCTTCCAGGTGGATCGGTATTCCTGCAACGGGGAAAAGCTGGAGGTCGGGACGGCGATTGCGGCGCAGATGACGCTGACGTTGGAAAACAGCGGCGGGCAGTACAATGGCATCGTGTTCGAGGGCGCGGAGCTGTTTGTAGAGGTCGGCATTGCGGACTGGACACAGAGCAGCCCTACCATCACCTATGTGCCCTGTGGATACTTCACGCCTGACAATCAGCCGAGGCGGCTGTCCACCATCTCCATCACGGCGTTGGACAGGATGACTTTGTTCGACGTCGTGGTGGACGCGGCCGATTTGACCTTCCCGACTACCATTGCGGGGCTGGTCGGACAGGTCTGTACTCTGTGCGGTGTGACGTTGGCGCAGAGCATTTCCGGGCTGGTCAACGCTGGGGTGAATGTGGCTGAAATGCCGGAAGCACAAGAGGAGATCACATACCGAAATCTCATACAGTGGTGCGCCGGCGTTATGGGGACGAATGCCTGGTTCGACTGGAACGGGCAACTGCGGTTTTCGTGGTATGCCAATGCAACCGGGTACGTCAGCACGGCTGACAACCGGTACAGCAGCGATTTGTATGAAGATGACCTGACCGTCAGCGGCGTCGAATATACCAACAACAGCGGCATCGTCATCGTGGAAGGCACGGACGACTATGCCATAGACCTGACGGGGAACGCCATTGCGGGGCCGCTGGTGGCGACGGTGCTGCCGCCGTTGAATACGGCGCTGAACGGGTTCACCTACAGGCCGTTCACGGCGGCGACCGTGAACGCGCCGTACCTGTGGCCGATGGACATTGTGACGTTCATGGACAAGGACGGGAACAATCATACAAGTGTATTGACGAACGTGGCCTTTGGATTGAACGGCACTACCGCTATGGAATCCAAGGGCATGACGTATGCCATCAACAAGCTGGCACAGCCGAAGGGATTT